AATGCATGATTAGGCATATTCGGTTTTTGGTCTACCTACACCTTTGAACGATAATCCTCCGGCTATTGCTCCGGTAAGAGTTGGAAGTATGCCGAAATTATCAGATACATTTCCGATTAATTTTATAATTCCGGTGAGCATATCAGCCATAGTACCAAGCGCTCCGGTCATTTTCGAATCTGTTAGGTCTTGAATAACCTTATTAAGCGATTGAACTATTTCAATTGCATTGTCAGATTCAATGAGTCGATTTACCAATTCTGACCAACTGTTTGAAAGTTTGTTGAGAGAACCAGACCAGTTATTCGCTGATTTCTCTGCTTCTTCCATAGCTGAACCAACTGCTTGATCCGAGTTGAATTCTGACAACATTTTTTCGTATGTTTCCCAATTATTTAATAATGCGATCAATTGGTTTCCACGGAACTTTCCTCCAACAGCATTTATAAGATTTGCAACCTTAATTGATCCTTGCGATTCCTTGCTGACTGCTTCAGATAATTCTTTGAGAATTTGCATTGGATCACGGAGTTCCCATACTCCATTTTTAACATCCTTTAAAGATACACCAAGAGCTTTTGTGGCTTCTTCATACTTGGAAAGTGATTCTTCTGTTATTGATTCTCCACCATCACCAATTTCGCTTGCATCAGCCTTAACTTGCTGTAGATTCATAAGTATTCCTTTAAAAGCTCTTCCGGCAACGTCACCGCCTTGCTGAGTTGTTGCGACCATAGTACCAACAGCGGCTGAAAGTTCATCTATTGCTATACCTGATGCGCTTGCTTGAGATGCTGCAACCTTAGTTGCCTGAGAAATGTTTTCCATACTAAGAGCGTTTCTATTGGTAATATAGTTTTGTCCATCCAAAACTGCATTTAGTTTTTCTACGCTTCCTTCTAATCCATAAGCCGCATCTGTTGCAACAATATATTCATTAGACATTTCTGCTGTCATATCACCGGCAGCCTGTGCGAGTATAGATAATTCAGCTAAATTCTCAGATTGTTGATCTCCAAAACCGGCACGGCTCATTTCCTGCACTCCAAGCAAGTAATCGCTTGCTTTTCTTCCGTACTTGTTTGCTGTGTCATATGATGTATCGCCAAGTTTTTTCAAGCTTTCTGTTGTACGATCAGAGGTTTTTGATATTTCAGTTAATATATCGTCAATCCGTTTTAACTCTTCTGTTGTGTTGCGTACTGCTCCAATCACAGCATTAAGTGAAATCCACTGGGTAACAACCAACCTGATCTGATCCCCCATTTTACGGAAGAATGCTCCGCTGTCTAATCCGGCAGCTTTGACTTCCTGTTTGAATGTAGCCAGTTCTTCGTTGATATGCTTAAACTCGTCAGCACTGAGATTTCCGGAATTCATCCTGGAGGTTAATTCATCCCATTTTTCAGCGAAAGTCGTAACTCCGTCGGACATCAGCTTTGTTGAAGATATCGCTTTCTTGTTGGCATTGGCGTAGACATCAAGAGCAGCAGATGTTCTGGCGATTTTGTTTTTTAAAGTTTGATCCTGACTGAAAGCTTTTTCTTCCTTTTGTGCTGCTTTCAGATCATTCGTAATAGTTTGAATTAATGCACTCAACTCACCATAGGTATTAGACCAAGCTTTATCACGTCCGGTTTTTGCTTCCAATGCTTGAAGTTTACTCAATTTAGAAGATGCAGATTCTATTTCTGCTATTAACTGAGTTTTGGATGACGCTGTTGTAAGATTATTTATATCAGTCGTTAGAGCTTTGATAATATTGTCAAAATTTTGAGACTTATTAACTGCGTTATCAAAAATATTAAAAGAAGAGCCTGTTGACTTAAGCGAAGAGCCTATTGCAGCTGCTTCTGCTTTAAGATTATTTAGTGCTTTTTCCGCTGTTTCAATAGAACCTGTACCGTTTACAAGAGATTCAATAGCAGATTTAGCTTCTGCCAGAGGTTCAACAAGACCAGATTGTATTGACGTATGACTTTGCTCAAAATTTGCTAATTCCTTACGAAGTTTGGCAATAGTCTGAGGTAAAGCTGCGCTTCCCTTATCACTGAAACTACCGCCGATATATTTAAATTTAGTACCCGTATCATCAAGTAAAAAATTAAGAGTTCTTACCTCACCGTTTACAGCCTTAACCGTTGCAGTTAAACCATTCAATGATTCAGTACTTTTATCATCGCCATCTGTTTTATTAATATATTTTTCAGTTACCGTTACTGTGCCTAATGAAGATAACTGATTTTTTAATTTTGAGATAATAGCTTCTGCATCTGCCAACTCGACTATCTTAATAGGCTTAGTGAATTTACTATCAAGATCAGCTAACCTTTTCTTAGTTTCGGCAATTTTCTCGCTTGCTTTTTCAGCGGAATCAGATATCGCATCAAAGTTTTTAACCGTATTGCTGGTTGAAGTGTTCAAATCAATATTTCCGATCTTAATGCTAAAATCCTTGCTTATTGTGTTCAACTGAGACTGAATTGCCTGAGTTGTTTTTGATACATCAATGTTGCAGGTAATTTTTAAAGCGTGATCGGCATTAAGCTTGTCACCGACCTTTTCCAAGTCCGTGGATATATCTTCCGTTGTTTGAGGTATATCCAGACCGGCGGTTATAATCAATTCGTTATCTCTTGCCATTTTACCACCTTTCTTTTTTATACGTGCATCTTTAGAAGTAATTAAATCTCCTACCATTATAAATAGAAGTTACATCAATGGTTATGCCCAACTTATTCTGATGATTCCAGTCACGGATTCCATCTTCGATGAAAAATACTCCATTAAATCGTGTAAACCTGTCAACGGGATGGCCGATATATTTCTCCAATTTTGGAGCGTTCCAGCCATAGTTCATGAGGATAGGGACATAGCTTTCGTGAGAATTATTGAAGTTAGGATGATATGCAAATGAATCATGAAAACGTACAGATAATTTAATCTGATTTCCGTCTACATATGCATCAACTAAATCTTCAGCATACATGGATTTCCTAAAACGATATGTCCTATGGTAGAAATCAGGCTTATACGAATCATAGTAATCATCAATCTTGCGTTGTATGCAGTCATAAAGACGGCGAACCTCACGAGATAATTGCTCTTGCAAGGTTTCGCCGTTACTCATTTTTATGAGACCGATTGATGCGGATAAGATTCTTGCAGAATTTCCTGTAAGACGAAATCATCATGATGAAAAGCATGGCAATATGCATTTCATCAACGGTATAGAAACTGTTATGGAATATCTGGACGAAATTGCTGACACTTTTCCAATTCATGCCGATCCTGTGAGACATGAGGAGTGGCTTGAAAGCCGTTCACCAAGCGGTACGCCGCTATGTTATTGTTCTATATGCGGAGATAGTGCATTATCGCAAGACGATGCTATGGGTTATCCTATTGAGTATTATACAACAGATTTCTGCCCTAACTGCGGCGCTAAAATGGACGGATGTGTTTCAGATGAAACTATACACGATAAAAAATAAATTTTCGGGCGAACATCTGAGAGACAACAACGGTGATATATGCATATTTCAAACGGATGTCGCCGCTCATAACTACATAACCGAACATCTTTCGGATAAGTTCTGGACGGTGGCTGAGCTGAGGAGGTAGAGAGAATGAGAAATTATCAGCGTCAGAAAAATAATCCGTACAAGCTGCCGCATAATCTTTACATGAGAATGCTGTATCTGGTACGTGACTATGAACGGATAAAGTCGGAGCGTGCAGATATACTGTATAGTTCTCCAGCGCATAATGGACAACCGTATACTGGGCTTGGCAATCCTACAGAAATTAAAGGAATCAAACTTGCAATGCTGGATACAGAGTGTTCAGCGGTCGAAAAAGCTCTTAATGGTATTCCTCCCGAGTAACGTAAAGGAGTTATAGATAATATTTGTTACGGAGCACCATATCCAACAACGGCAGATTATGAAACCTATGGCAGGTGGAGACGAAGATTGCTATACTATACTGCAAAAAATCTTTATTTGATTTCATAATGTTGCAGTGCACGGGAAAAAATCAAGTGATATAATAGTATTATAGAGAATTGTAAGAAAATAAAAAGCGGTCAAGTATTTGCTTGATCGCTTTTATGTTTATTTAACAAAAATCGCTATAATAATTGTAGCAATTAATGCAAGATATGAAATAATATAGTTTTGGTCTTTTTCCTTCATTATTTCTTTAGCCATTATTGATGCAATAACTGAAATTACGCATAACCAAAACACAGTCATCGTTTCAGTGTTTCCTCCTGGTATAAGAAAAATGTTAAGGATCATTAATAATACAATAGTAAAAACAAAACAACATGATATAATATATAATATATATTTTAATTTATCTTTTAATTTATCTTTTCCCAATTTCTTAAAATTCTTTTCCATCCAATCGGTGAAAAAATATATTAGTAAAATACAAAATTCTTGTATAATGCATATTAAAGATAGCCTAAATAGAAACTTATTATCAGTTTCGTAATATTGACAAGTATAATATATAGTAAATGTCAAACAAATTATCACTATTGCCAAGTGAGTTAACATAATTACAGTTTTAAAAATAGATGTGGTTATTGGTTCTTCAGAACTATTATTGTTATTTGAATTTTCCGGTAGTTTGGATATTATGTTTAGGTTTTCAATAGTAATTTCATTTAAATTCCGCATTGATTTTTTTATTGGGCATCCACACTTGACACAATGTTCAGCCTTATTTGATATTTTCTTTTTGCATTCAGGGCATTTAATTAACGACATATTTTATATTCCTTTCCAGATAGTTTAGTTAATTATACCATATATTTTGACAAACTTCAACAATTATTACGAAATTTTTGACTGTTACAATAAACAGCATTCTTTTCTTATACCCAAAATACAGAAAGGACGGTGAAGCCGCATGAACGAACGACAGAAAAGATTTGCAGAATATTACGCTCAGAGCGGCAACGCTGCCCAGAGTGCAGTAAAGGCTGGGTATTCAGAGAAATACGCAGGTCAGAACGCTGACAAATTACTAAAAAATACTAACATTGCCGAGTACATCAAACAACTTGCTGAAAAGGCTCAGGACGACCGCATAATGACCGCAAAGGAGCGTCAGGAGCTTTTATCGGACATTGCAAAGTACGATGGTTATGCGCCATCCGATCGCATAAAAGCAGTCGATACGCTTAACAAGATGACCGGAGAATATACCGTCAAGGTCGATACTACGATTAAGACTTCTGAAAAGCTTTCCGACATTTTCAAACAGTTAGGCGGTGAGGGGCTTGAAGAGTAGTTTTCCTCTCTCTCGGAAATATATCGACTTCATCAACACTACTCAGAACGTCTCGGCAGACTTTCTTGAAGGCACGACAGCAAGCGGTAAGACTACTGTTGGGGCAGGGGTGAAGTTTATGCGTATGGTATCCGCAAGCCTAAAGAAACTTCACATAATCGCAAGCAAGACAACTGGTACAGCCGAGAAAAATATCATTCAGCAGGATAACGGTATACTTGATCTGCATAGGAATGCTCAGTATTTCGGCAACGGCGACAAGGACAATAAGCTTCCACATATCAAATTCGAGGGCAAGATAATTTATGTTCTCGGCTATGATAACAAAGACAAGTGGCAGAATGTTTTAGGCTCGCAGTTCGGCTGTGTTTACATTGATGAGATCAACACGGCTGACATCGAATTCGTTAGAGAAATTTCAACAAGAAATGATTATCTGATGGCTACTCTGAATCCCGACGATCCGTCACTGCCGGTCTACAGAGAGTTTGTAAACCGCTCCAGACCGTATAAAAAATATGCGGTGGATGTTCCAAGCGAGATCATGAAGGAGCTAAAAGAAGAACCTGTACCCGGCTGGAGGTATTGGTTCTTTTCTTTTCGGGATAATCTCAGTCTGACAGCAGAAGATATCGAGAAGAAAAAAGCCGCTGCGCCAAAAGGTACAAAGCTGTATAAGAATAAAATCTTAGGTCTCAGAGGACGTGCGACAGGTCTTGTATTCGATTTGCAGGATAAGAATATAATTACTCTTAAACAAGCGAAAGAGTTGAAATTCGTGCGGTTTTCTGCCGCTCTGGACACGGCTTATTCGCAGTCATCGCCGGATACGATAGCTTTTATTTTTATCGGAATAACGGCGGACAGAAAGTGCATCGTTCTTGACGAAAGAGTTTACAACAATGCAGATCTGAAAACACCGATATCTCCGTCTGATATACCGCCCGAATTTGTAAGATTCCTCGAAGCAAACCGAAAGCTGTGGGGTTTTGCAAGGGATGTGTACATAGACAGCGCAGATCAGGCTACAATCACGGAATGCATGAAGTACAAGCGTCTGACAGGCTGTATTTACAGCTTTATTTCCGCATTCAAGAAAACAAAAATAATCGACAGGATTCACTTGCAGGCATCATGGCTCGCCGCAGGTGATTTTTTAGTGCTTGATACCTGCAAAAATTATATAGCCGAAATGAATATCTATTCGTGGAAAGAGGATAAATACGAGCCGGAGGACGGTCACGATCACTGCATAAATTCATGTCAGTATTCATGGCTGCCGTATAAATCTCAGATTGGAAGTGTTAAACTTGAAATTCAAAATAGGAAGCAAGGTGAAAAAGATGATACAGAACTGGCTTGAAATAATGCCGGCTGCTGATCAGACGATAGTGATTCAGGAGAAACTGCCACGGGAGCTTGAAACGTTGCGTTCACAGATCTGGTATCGTGGAGACGCTTCCGAGCTTCACCAGTTTTTCGGACAGCTTCCGTTTAACAGCGGAAGTTTCTGGTCATGCGCTCCGAATACAAATAAGGTCAGAAAGATTCACAGCGGAATTCCTGCGGTTATCGTTGACACTCTTGCATATATCGTCAAATCAGACCTCGACAAAGTTAAAACAGATTCAGAAGAATGGGAGGAAATTTCGCAGTCTATTAATTTTCTGAATCTGACCGGAAAAGCCGTTGCAGATACTCTTGTGGACGGTGACGGAGCTTTTAAAATTTCGGTCGATACAAGTCTTTCGCCATATCCGATAGTCGAATTTGTCGGCGGTGATATGGTCGATTTTGAGATTTCGAGAGGCATTCTGGCTGCGGTTGTATTCAAGACGGTTTTCACTGTTAAAAGCCGAAAATTCGTACTCCATGAACGATACGGCAGAGGCTTCATAGAAAGCAGACTTTATGACAGCAGCGGAAACGAACGTCCTCTTAGTGCTGTGCCGGAACTTTCAGAAATTCCTGAAATCGTAAAGTTCGACGGCGATTACATTATGGCAGTGCCGCTGAAATTCTACGATTCAAAAAAATATCACGGCAGGGGTAAATCCATATTTGACGGCGGCAAATCGGATTGCTTTGATGCCCTTGACGAGGTTATCTCGCAGTGGTGGGACGCTATCAGAGTCGGACGGGTTCAGAAATATATTCCCGAAGATATGATACCGATGAATCCCGAAAACGGTTCTTTGATGTCTGTAAACAGCTTTGGTACAGAATTTGTTACGGTTGCCTCTGTCAGGAATGAGAATTGTACGGAACAACCGAAGATAGAAGTTATTCAACCGGAAATAAAATATGAAGCGTTTGTCAACAGCTACACCAACGCTCTGCTAATGTGCTTGCAGGGACTTGTTTCGCCTGCAACTCTGGGAATAGATGTCGGGAAAATGTCCTCTGCGGACGCTCAGAGGGAGAAGAAAGACGTTACCGGAAACACTCGAAATACTATCACAACAGCTCTTGAAAAGGCTCTTCCGGAGCTTATCGAAGCTATTCTGAAAACCTATGATAATATGCTGGGAAGATCTCCGGTGAACTATAATTCGTCCGTGGATTTCGGCGAGTACGGTGCGCCTGATTTCGACAGCCGTGTTGAAACCGTCGGCAAGGCTGGTACATACGGCGTGATGTCGGTTGAAACGCAGGTTGAGGAGCTGTGGGGAAGTTCCAAAGACAAAGAATGGAAAGAGGATGAAGTGCAGCGTATCAAATCCGAAAAAGGACTCCTTACAGTTGAAGAGCCGTCCGTAGGAGGTGAGCCGTAATTCTTGGATTCAGCGATATAGCGAAGATTTTCGAGGAGATCGAACTCCGTCTGATACGTTCTCTTAAACGGAATATCGGTCGGCATAAGCAGGATGAACAGCAGGAAGGCTTTGAGTGGAGTGCATGGCAGGCAGAGAAGCTGCGGAACATCAATAAATTCCGCCGGGAATGCTCCGCTATTATGAGCGAATATACCGACGTTATCGACATCGAAACACGTCAGCTCATGGAGGAGCAGTTCAAGGAAGGTGTGAACGGTATTACAGCTTTGCAGTCTGAAAAGATTTCCGAAGCTCCGCAGGCGGTACTAACATCTGAGCCTGAGTTTTTCGGAGTTGACGACACCAAAGTGACAAAGCTTATCGGCGATGTTGTCAATCTCGAAAAACACGCCGAGACTGCTGCTCTCAGGACTATGGACGATGTGTACCGCCAGACCGTCAACAAGGCGCAGCTTGCTATGAGTACCGGAAGCGTAACTTTGCAGCAAGCTGTTGATATGACAGTGAGGGATTTTCTCGATAAAGGAATCAACTGCATCGTGTACCGTGACGGCAGACGTGTGAATATTGCAGATTATGTTCGCATGGCTCTCAGAACTACTTCAACCAGAGCAAAGCTTCAGGGGGAAGCTGCAAAAATCAAGTCTTTGGGCTATGATACGGTGCATGTCACTAAATACAGTATGTGCAGCGATACCTGTCTTCCGTGGCAGGGACGACCGTACATTGACGATGTTTTCAGTTTCTGGGACGGCGAGATCAAGGAACATGAAAACGGTCAATTATGGGGGAAATCCAACTACTGCGGCAAATGGTTTCCGCTGCTGTCAACAGCTATTCATTCAGGACTTTTTCATCCCAATTGCCGTCATACTATTACTTTGTATGTTGACGGCGATCCGCTTCCAAAAGCTATCGATAATTCCGAAATCGAAAAGCGTTACAAGCTTGAGCAGAAGCAGCGTCGGCTTGAAAATGAAGTCCGCAGAGCTAAACGCAAAGCCGAGGGGTTTTCCGATCCCGACAATGTCAAAAAAGCAAACAAGAAACTTCGTGAAGCGCAGAAAAAGCTCCGTGATTTCATCAATAAGGTCAATGAGGAAGGGGGCAAACTCATCCTCAAACGTGATTATGATCATGAGAAGATTTATTCCGGCGAAAATGTTGACTTTTCTGCTGAAAGTGGTATAATAGAGTCAGGGAGTGATGATGTGATTCTTGAAAATCAAAGATATGGACGTAACAAAACAACTCTTGTGAATAAAACGTATATTGAAAGCGGAGAATATAAGCGTAAATATGATAACGCTACTGATAATCAGGAAGTCAACAAGACTTTGTATGATTGTGCTAAAACTGCGCTTAAACATAGAAGTGGTACCGTTTTTGAGGATATGTATTGGATAGATTCAGAAACAGGAAGAATCGCTTTATCAGTGACGGACAGCACAGATGAACGTGCTATCATATATACAGACAAAATCAGAAATACCATTAAAAATAACAAAAATATTGTTACGCTTCATACTCATCCAAGCAGTATGCCGCCGAGTATTTCAGATTTGAACTCTTGTTGTGCTAATAAATACAAGATTGGATTTGTTGCCTGTCATGATGGGCGAGTTTTTGGTTATACTTCAAATACAGTTGTTAATGAACAAATTTACAATATGTATATTCAGAGATACACGAAAGATGGATATGATGAATTCGATGCGCAGTTGAAAGCTCTTGAACGATTATCTGAATCATTTGATATTAAGGTCTGGGAGGTGAATTATAATGGCTGAAAAGGAATATTTTATTGATGACAGAGTTATAATTCCTGATTATATTAAAAATATGACAAAAGAGGAATTAGAAGCTGCTATCAGTCAGCTGGAAGAAGAATTACGGATGAAAAAAGAAACCGCATAACTCTAAACCGCTCAGAAATGGGCGGTTTCTTCATACTATAAATACGAATTTAAACGCTCTATAAAGGGCGTTTTTATTATACCCAAAACCAAGAAAGAGAGGACAAAAACTCATGGCAGAAGAAAAGAATAAACCGGAAGAGGAAGAGCAGAAGGAGTCTGAATCTCCTGAAGCCGAAAAGCTGGAGGAGAAAAAAGAAGAGCCGCCGAAGAGCGGCGATGCTGAGGAAAAAGCTCCCGATGACAAGCAGGGGGACGAAAATAGTGAAGGAGCAGAATCCAAATCCGAGGAGAAACCTGAACCGGAGGAAAAGTCTCCGTCCGATGTTCCGGAGCTGTCGGAAAACGACAAGCTCAAAGCTGAGAATCTCACTCTGAAAACGCAGCTTGAAGCTCTGAAAATCGGATTCAAGCCGGACTGTATCGAGGACGCTGTCGTGCTTGCCGAAAACCTCGTAAAGCGTGACGGCAGCGACATTGCAGCCGCCTTGCAGTCGGTCGCAAAGAAATATCCGGACTGGAAATCTGACGCTAAGTCGGACAAATCCGCAGGCGGTTTCAAGGTTGGAGCTGACAGCGGTTCAAAAGAAAAGAATCCCGACAGCGATAGACTTTCACAGGCTTTCGGGATAAAAAAGAAAGGAAAGGTGTAAAATATGCCAAACATTATCAATTATGCTGATACTTTTTCAAATCAGCTCAGGGAGCTTTACGGTCAGGAATCTGTTTCCGACGCTCTCTATCATTCAAACACCGATATTCAGCTGACAGGCGGTAAAACGATTAAGATTCCCACACTTTCAGTATCGGGCTATAAGGATCACACAAGAGGCTCGCTGGGATTTTCTCAGGGCAGCTACGAGAACGACTACGAAACAAAGACGCTCGATCACGACCGTTCGATAGAGTTCGTTGTTGATCCTATGGACTTCGATGAAAGCGACACTGTGGTTTCTCTTGCAAATATTCAGAACCGTTTCGACCGCACACAGGCTATCCCGGAGCTTGATTGCTATACATTCTCAAAGCTCTATTCCGAAGCAGAAAGAGTTGGCGCACAGATCAAAACGACAGCTCTGACAGCCGCAAATATCCTCGCTGACTTTGACGAAAATCTCGAAAAACTGGAAGATATCGGCGTTCCGCTCGACAGACTTGTTCTTTTCTGCACACCGCAGTATAAAAAGCTGCTTAAAAACGCAGAGGGAATTCAGAGAACTCTTGATATCAAAAAGGGCGGCGGTATCGACAGACGTGTCCATTCTATTGACGATATCGGAAATATTGTGACCGTACCGTCAGCAAGATTCAAGACGTCTTACGATTTCACAGAGGGCTACAAGGCTGCGGAAATGCAAAAATCTATCGACTATATTTTTGTCGATCCGCAGGCTCAGGTTTCCAGAGTTAAATATTCGTATATTCATCTGTTCGGACCCGGTACGGACAGCAGAACTGCTGACAATTACCTGTATCAGAACAGACGCTACAACGGCACGTTTGCGATAGATCATCTTTTCAAGGACGGATGTATCATCCATGCCGCAGAGTAAACAATATTGTCAACCTAAGCGGGGACTCTGTCCCCGTACCCCTGCCAAAGGGGAGTACATCCCCTTTGGAAACCCGATATTAATTCTATACAATACCTCGTAAAGAGGTATTGTATAGAATTAGGGCAAGAATGCCCATAGAATGAACACTCTTTTGATAAGAGAATGAGGATAAAAATTTCTTAAATTGACAACATTGACAGAGTAAGGAGGAACTCACATGAAAGCAATAAAAGCCAACAAACAGTACACCATCAGCGAGAGCGAAAAGGCTTCGTATCTTGCGCAGGGATTTGATATTTATGGTGATGACGGTGAGCTTATTGAACGTTCATCGTCAAGCACCGTAAGCCGCAGAGAGTACGACGAGCTGCTTGATAAATACAACAAGGTTGTTTCGGAAAACAAAAAGCTGAAAGACAAGGTGAAGGGAAATGTACCTGAATCCTGACGAGTACAGCGGTTCTGTTCCGAAAGAGGAGCTTGAAAAATATCTGAAAGCCGCCTGCCGTTCTGTGGACAGTCTGACGTTCAACAGAATAGTCAAGGCAGGATTTGGGAACCTGACAGAGTTCCAGCAGGAACTCATTAAAGAGGCAGTGCAGCTTCATGCGGACTTTGCTTACGACAATGCGGAGCTGCTGAACAGTCCGCTCAGTTCTTACAGCATATCGGGAGTTTCGATGTCATTTGACAAATCAAAGATAGTGACAGTCGGCGGCATAACCACAACAAGCGAGGTATATAATCTGCTCATGCAGACCGGACTTTGCTATAGGGGGCTTAACGTATGAAGTTCCCGAGTTTAGTTCCCGACAAGGTTTGCAATACTCCCGTGACCGTGTACCGTGAGGACGGTCTTAACCGTGACGGTTCTCCGAAACGGACTGTTGTATTCGAGGGAAAATGTTTCTACAGTGAAAAAACGAAGCAGAAGATCACTGCCGAAAAACAGCTCATAACACTTTCGGGCGAGGCTCTTTTCAACGGAGATATCGCTCCCGATGCAGACATCATAAACGGCGAAGTTCGGCTTCTGAGCAGTGTTAAACGCAGGATATATGCGTCCGAAAAAGCTAAGAATCCCGACGGTACAGTGAACTACACAAGACTGGAGCTGATCTGATGAAAATTGAAATAAAGCTCGATAAACAGGCAATAAGGGAGATTGAGAATGCTGCTGAAGCCGCTGCCTTAGAAGCTATGGAGAAGCTGAGAAAAGATCTGCTTGATTCAGAAACAATGCCGTTTGATACAGGCGATATGCAGAATAATCAGACCTTTGTATCTGTTGAGGGTGAGGAAACGATTAACGGCGAAGAGACATATTCCGTTTCGCTTGTAACAGGTTCGCCGCAGGCAAGACGGCTGTATTATCATCCTGAGTATCAGTTCCAGCAAGGTCATAACGACAATGCCGGAGCACTATGGCTTGAACCGTACATAAACGGCGATAAAAAGGACTTTGTTCAGACTGAGTTTGCAAAAATATTTAAGGAGAAAAGCGGAATATGAATTATCTCACTCTTCTTGAAATCGCCGACCTGCTTGCGGAGCTGCTTGACTTCGACAGCGTAACATCCGGCAGCATCGACGCTTCACTTGACAAAACGATCGGAGTATATCAGCGTGAGCCGTTTGTGCCGAGGGAGTGCATCGGCGGAGATTCAAGCTATCAGACATCCAAGCTCCGGGTTCTTGTTCACTGGACTGACAGTCCGACTGAAGCTGAGAAAAAAGCTTTCGAAATTTCGGAGCTCTTCGACGGTTTCCGTGACATGGAAACTAAAGATCACATCATAAAATTTGCGGATTTAAAGGCAGTCCGCAGCATAGGAAAAGATGAAAAAGGCGTCTGCGAATATATCGTGGACGCTGATATCATATATACTGAAAAGGAGGAATAAATAATGGAAACACCTATCAAGGGAGTTTTTCCCTGCTACGAAAACCAGTTTTCCATCGACATAACAGGCGGAGACGGTTAAGATGAAAAAAACTGTGTTCCTATCGCCGATATGGAGAGCTTTTCCGTATCGATCGACGGCAATGTCGAGGAATGGAGTCCTTATGACGCAAAGGGCTGGAATAATCGTCTTGTAACGGGTAAAGGTCTTACAATTTCCGTATCGGGAAAGCGCAACGTCGGCGATCCTGGAAACGACTACATCGAGAGTATCGCTTTGAAAATCGGTCGTGACTGCAACACAACATTAATTTGGAAATTTCCGAGCGGAGCAAAGCTCGTTATGCCCTGTGTGATAAACGTGACCGAGTGGGGCTCGGGAGATTCCAGAGCCGTTGCACCGCTTGCCTTCGACGCTATGAGCAGAGGCAAGCCGGATTTTACAGCGGCGTCCGCTGCATAAAAAATACAATGAAATATGGAGGAAAATATTATGGCAAGAATGTACACATTTGATAAAAAGCTTCTCTGTGGAAGCCCTGAAATCAGGATAGGAGAAAAGGTCTATCCAATTGACGACCGCAAAAATACTGTTAAAAAGGTTCTGAAGCTTTTCGAGGATAAAAACGGCAGTGATATGGAAAAATCCGACGAAGCCCTGAAAATAGCCTTTGGAGATAACTATAACGAGATCGAAGCTCTTGATCTGTCGTTCAAGGCTTATCAGGAACTTGCAGAAATGGTCATAGCCGCCATGACCGGAGAAGAACCGGAGGATTTTGAAAAGCGCAAGGAAGAGAAAAAACAGTCCTTTCGGGACAAACAAGTGGTATGATCTTGAATACGACAAAGACCTGATCGCTCAGTCGGTCGCAAAGCAGTATGGCATTCTGCCCTCTGCTCAGGACGAAATGCACTACAGCGAATGGATACTCCTTGTGAGCGGTCTTATGGAGGATACTCCTCTCGGTCAGACCGTCCTTATCCGCAAGGAAAACGACAAGGAGCGTCTTAAACATTTCACTCAGCACGAGCATAGAATCCGCAATGAGTGGCGGAACTTCATTGCAAAGCAGAAAATTCCCAAAAATAAACAGCCGGAATATTTTGCGAAAATGTTTGAGGATATGTTCAGGAACTTGTTTTGATTGACAAAAATCAGAGTCCATGATATAATGTATGTGGGGTACTGCATAACGGTAGGCGGTTCTCTCCCGAAAGGGAGGTGATAGGCTATGACATTTTCCGAACTCGTTGAGTTTGTAATGATGCTCACAGGCGTTATCACTCTTGTTTACAAGGTCACTAAAGACCATTCTGACAAGAAGTAATTTCTTTACATAAAAAGAACTAACCGCCCCACTCTACCAAAGTCGGCGGTTAGTTCTTTAACCAAAAACTGTGGGAGAACCGCTTATCGCAGTACCCTTTCTATATATATTATATCATAACAAAAGAAAATGTCAAGCGCTTTGAGAAATTTCAAGGCGCTTTTCTTATTAATTTTGAAAGGAGGGCAAAGAAATGTCAGAGATTTCAGCAGGAGTTATTTCGCTTGATCTTGTCATCAAGGATAAGCTCAGTGAGCAGCTTGAAAAAATAAAATCTTCTGTACGCAGTCCAGCAGAAAAGATCGGCGAGACTATCAGTCAGACCGTTGAAAATTCCATTAAGAATGTCGGAAAATCTACGGCTAAAACCGTGAATGAAGCTGTTGCAAATGTCGGAAATTCGATTAATAATGGTGTTGAGGAAGCTCTTGAACGTCTTTACAAAAGAGAAGAAGAGCAGAGAAAAGCTTTGCTTGAAGCAGCAAATTCAATTCCTGAAAAAGCGGCTTCATCGGGCGGAAATTATATGAAATATAATACCGATGAGATCATGAAACAGGTTGATCAATTTGAAGAAGCTATCAACAAGCCGATCAGAGAAACCGTTGAAAAGGCTAATAAAAAGCTGGCTGAATTTGGCAAATTTGAAGTCAGCAGCGATCCTGTCAAGCGATTGAGACAGGAAATAGACCTTACCAATACTCAGATGAATCTGCTTCAGAAAAAGTGGCAGGAGCTTTCTTCGGCAGAGCCCTCCGGCAAGGTCACGGCTCAGCTTGCAGCAACAGAGCAGAAAATAATTTCCACACGAGATAAGCTTGACCGACTTAATTCTGAATGGACAGAGCTTGAATCCGGAGGAAATTCAGCCGGAGAAAAAATAACATCGGTATTCAGCCGCATTTCGAGTTTTGCAGGCAAGACCGGCAGTAAAATCAAATCGCTTCTCGGAGGAGCTTTCGGAAAGATAAAGGATGCTGGCGGTAAGATGATATCCTCGCTTAGCAGCCGTTTTACAGCCCTCGGAAAATCCGCATCAAACGTAACAAAACCAGTCTCAAAGCTTGGTAACGCACTGAAAAGAACGTTCAAAAACGTATTTCTCATAGCAGGAATATATGCGGCGTTCCGAGCAATAAAAAACGGACTTCTGGAAGCCGCAAACGCCGACGAGGAATTTTCAAAGTCTCTTAATGCGGTCAAGGCAAATCTTTCGATAGCGTTTACGCCGATATTGCAGGCGATAATGCCTGCGCTCAATGCTCTGATGTCGGGGCTTGCAAGCGTTACGAGATCGATAGCCGGCTTTATCTCGGGACTTTTCGGGACTACGTACAAACAGGCGGCGGAAGCCACAAAAAAGCTCAAAAGCGTATCCGATACCGCCAAAAAAGCGAAGCTATCCACTGCCGGGATCGACGAGATGAACATTCTCTCCGGCAATGATGACGACAGTTCCTCCGGCTCGGAAAAACAGGGAGTCGACTACAGCAATATCGATATGTCAGAACCTGAGCTTCCGGACTGGGCGGAACGTCTTAAAGATTCGATAAGATCGGGAGACTGGGCAGGAGTCGGAGCTATTCTCGCTGAAAGAGTAAATTCCGTTCTTGGCTCTATAAACTGGGATAAACTGCAATCTGCGGTGGGCAGCGGAATTGGCAAAATAACTGACGGAATAAACGGTTTTCTCGATAATATCAGCTGGGAAACTCTTGGAGATACGCTCGCAGGCGGACTTAACACGATCACCGGAGCGATAAACACTTTTTACAGCAAGGTCAAGTGGGATAAGCTCGGCAGCGGAATCGCAAAAGGACTCAATCAGACGATAAAGAAAACCGACTGGAAACAGCTCGGAAACGCTTTTTCTGCCAGAATACAGGCAATAATTGATGCCGCTTATTCTTTTGTCACAACATTTGACTGGTCGGGATTCGGCAGTGCGTTCGGGACGGCAGTTAACGGCTGGTTCGACGGAATCGACTTCGGAAAAGCCGGAAGAACTCTTTCCGGAGGAATCAAGGGACTTCTCGATGCGGCAATAAATACAGTCCAGACTATAAACTGGCGGCAGATCGGCTCTAAAATCGCAGAATTTATCGGCTCTATCGACTTTTCGGGAATTGCGCAAAAATTCTTTACGCTGCTCGGTTCGGCTCTCGGCGCAGGCGTCTCGCTGATATGGGGCGCACTCGAAAATCTGGTGAAGTCCATAGGTGAATATTTCTCAGGGAAAATCGACGAATGCGGCGGAAACGTTGCTCTCGGACTGCTCAAAGGAATCGCAGACGGCTTGCTCTCTATCGGTAAATGGATAAAGGACAACATTTTTAAACCGTTTATTGAAGGCTTCAAAAAGGCTTTCGGAATCCATAGTCCGTCAAAGGAAATGGCGGTAATGGGCGGATATATCATCGACGGTCTGTTCAATGCCATATCTGACGGAATTGCGAAAATCAAAGAGATTTTCACAAAAATGCTCGAGACCATTAAGAAGGTTTTCTCTAAAATCGACGACTGGTTCAAAGAAAAATTCTCGGCTGCGTGGGATAAGATCAAGGATGTTTTCAAAGGCATCGGCGGCTGGTTCTCGGACAGGTGGAGCGATATCAAAGGAGCGTTCTCGGCTGTCGGGACATGGTTCAAAGACATTTTCCAGACGGCATGGGACAATATAAAATCAGTATTTTCAAAGCCGAAAGAATTTTTTGATGAAGTCTGGGAAGGCATTAAATCCAGTTTCAGTCACGTGACAAACTGGTTCAGGGACACTTTTTCCGAAGCTTGGCAAGCAGTTAAGAATGTGTTCAGCCGTGGAGGACAGATTTTCACAGGTATTGCCGAAAGTATATCCGACATTTTCAAGGATGTTGTAAACAGTCTTATTGACGGTATAAACTGGGTGATCGCACAGCCGTTTGACGGAATAAACTGGGCTCTTGATGGTATCAGAAATGTTGAGATTCTGGACTGGGAGCCGTTCTCTTGGCTGCCTTCGATTGACGTTCCGGAGATACCCAAGCTTGCAAACGGCGGACTTGCAGCAGCTCCAACGCTCGCTATGGTCGGGGATAACAGGAACGCTGCTGTTGATCCGGAAGTTATTGCTCCGCTTTCAAAGCTTCAGGGAATGCTCGGCGGAGATAATTCAGAAATAATCGAGCTGCTCAAAGTCATCGTTCAGCTCCTTAAAGGCGGTATTTCGGCTGAAATCATAGGTTCGATTTTCGGTTCGGATTTCAAGCGAGCCGTTCTGAAAATATGTGCAGACGATAAATCAAGGAGGTTTGGATAATGCTTGCAATAGAATCAATCGACGGCGAACCGCTGGCAGTTCAGCCGCTTCGTGACGGATACAATGTTATAACTTCCGATCTGCTGGCGGACGGCTCGGGACGCAGCGCAGAAACCGGGGAAGCGATACGTTATCTCATCCGCAAAGACACATTCAAACTGAACCTGAAATTCAAGGGAACGGTTGAGGAAATAGCACAGGTTAACGGTCTTGTAAGCCGATTTACACAGACGGTGAAATTCAATTATCTGGGTACATCCTACACTGTGAAGATGTACCCCGGCGACAGAAACGTTGTAAACAACGGTATGACTGCTGAGCTGTCCGTTAATTTGATACAGATATAGGAGGTGCGTTATGTATCAGGTGTCGGAAGCTTTTCTGGAAGCTTTGAACGACTATGAAAATAAACATCACATCAAAGCGACAATAAGTCAGATTGACGGCACAGTTTACACTCTTCAGGACGACGAACTTGACGGCGCACCGAGATACGACAAGCAGTGCGTAGAGAATCCGGAGGTATTCAACTTCGGGGAGATGTACGTGGGAACAGCGGAAGTGACGGTGCGGATGCCGGGAGTCCTGTCCAATCGTTTTCGAGGAGGAGAGCTGCGGCTTGAATTCGGAGTTGATATCTCGGAGAGCGAGACCGAGTGGATACCGCTTGGAGTGTGGGACATAACCGACCCGAAGCGTGAGACCGGCGACAGAATAGTCCTGAAATGCAGCGACCATATGCACCGGCTTCAGGTGCGGTGTGACGACAATTCAACCGGAGTAATATTTCTGCAAAACGTGTTGAATTTTGTCTCTGAAAAAGCCGGAGTCGAGTTTGCTCAGACCGCCGAAGAAATAGCGGAAATGATCAATGAATCGGCAGATATGCTGTACAAAATATCGTTTGCGGAAACGTGCTGGGATGAAGTCCGGATGATATCTCAGCTTGTGGGAGGCTTTGCGTTTGCGAACCGTGAGGGAAAAATCGAGTTCCGGAAAATTACCGATATTGGTTATTTTATTGAGGCGGAAAAGCGGTTTGACGTGTCGCTTTGCGAGTACTATATCGGAGTTTCAGACGTTTCATACACCGACAGGCATGGTCGGACTTACACGACTTCAAGTTACAGCTGGGAGGTCGGCGCAAAGCTGAGTTTCTCCGATAACGGCTATATTCCGTCGGTTGAGTACAAGATGAATACCGACCTTATAGACGCTCTCCGTCAGAATTTAAATGGAGTATGGACTCCCGGAACGGTCGAATTTTACGGTAATCCTGCGCTCGATATCGGCGATAGAATCTATGTCGTAGGTGGAATAAACGGCGAAAAATACAACCGGTTTCTCATTGGAACGGATTCCTGGCAGTTCCGTTCACGTCAGACGATCATCTCTCCCGGAGTCGCCGAAAACGGAATTTTATCGTCCGCCGGCGGGAGTTCTTCCGGTTCGTCTGCTTCTTCGGTAACGAACGTCACAGTGACAAAAATGCTGAATACGGTCAATCTTGAAAAGCGTTTGGGAGAGCTTTACGAGGGCGAGAAAACTGCGGCAGAAGGCGGATTTTCGTGCAAATCGGCAACGAACTGTTTCCTAAGTTTTGCAGCGGTTTTCCTTGCTGAAAAGGACTGCACTGCCGCAATAAAAGTCTACCTGAACGGCGTTGCTCAGGAGTTCCGAACGAAACTCACTCTTCATGCCGGAGAATTTTCAACAGCTTCGTTTACGATACCGCTTTCGGTCAGCGCAGGTACTCACACCGTGAGCGTTACGGCTTCGGGACTTGCCGAATTGCAGGACGTTTCAGCTTTCGTTTTTGGACAGGAAATAACGGAAAAAGCTCCGCAGTACACTTCCGGCGAGGACTACAGGTATACTGTAAACAACGGTATATCGACCGTTACAGCGTATCTGGGAACAAGCCTGCATCCTGAGATCCCCAGTACACTCGGCGGCGGAGCGACAACGATAATCGACAAAAAAGCCTTCACGGAATCGGATATCACGGGCGTGTGGATTCCGGAGGGCGTGACTGAAATACGATAAGGAGGGATGATTTTGAGAGGAAATGGAACGCAGGAAAGTCCGTACATAATCACATCGTGGTCGGAGCTTGAAGAGTTGAGCGAACGCTACTATAACCACGAAAATGCGTACATTGCTTTTGATCCGGATGCGGATAACAAGGTCATAGATATGATGGAAAATCCGGTGGTAAAAACGATCAAACTCTACTGCTGGCACATTCTTGGAAACGGCTGGACTATCCGGAATATGCGCAGCTCCGTGAGTATTTTCAAGCCTGAGGACGCACTGCGCATAAGCTATGTGAGCGACTTGAACTTCGAGGATTTTTTCCTTGACGGCAGTGCCGGGACGGTGTATTTTACCAACGATACCGCAGCTTTTTCGGGCGATTGGGATCGTGGAAACTGCAAGTGGACTGGCTGTACTTTCAGTGGAGAACTTGTCGGGGACGCATATTTCACCAACAATCACTGGGCGAATTCCAGCTCGATAAGAGAACGTCCCGTGCTCGACAGATGCACTCTGAACATTAAATGCGACGATAATTGCGGATTTGGAAGAGCCTCCGACGAACTGTTTCTGCGAGATACGAAGTTGACGATTATCACCAAAAAACCGGCTTATTTCAAGCTTGAAAACAGTAAGCTCAGCGGAAGTTACACGTCCCTGAATGTCAGCGGTTCGACCAGTGTTATCGACGCTGATGTCGATGAACTCAGCGGAAGCGGAAATCTGATACTCGTAAACAGCGACAGGTGCAGCGTTCCGGAAGGTTTCGCTGCTGTGACCGGGAATCAGCTGAATGACGCAGAATATGTTGAAAATCTCGGCTTTCCTGTTGGCTCGGAGCAGAAATGGCAGATTATTAACGGTGAGCTGACAAACATTCTATTCCCAGCCGAAAAAATATCCGGAGCCTTCATGAACGCCCGAAATCTCGAATATGCGTACATCCCTCGAAGCTGTAAAAAGATCGGAGAATGGGCGTTTACGAACACAAAACTACGCCGAGTGAAGATTGCTGATGACTGCGAGTATTACCCGACGTCTTTTCCTCCCGGCTGCGAGATCGAGTTCTACGGCGGAGGCGGAGAATACGGTCAGCTATACGACAGCGAGGGCTATGCGATCATTGACGCTTATGGCGCAAGAATTTATGTAAAGGAGTAATTTTATGGCGGACGCAACAAAAAATTAACGCACACAGCAGAGCAGATCGATGCCGCAGTCGGTATGCTGTTGGAGGTCTATACCCGTGAAGAGATCGACGCTCTTCTCGCTCAAAAAATCACTGCAGTTCCCGGCAGCGGACTGATGACGGATGATGAGAGGGATAAGCTCGCCACCCTCGAAAACTACGACGATACAGAGGTAAAATCACAAACCGCCCTGAACCGCAGCACATTGGGATATCAGAGGAAGAATCTGCTGAAAAACACGGCAGTCTCAAAGACTCAGAACGGAGTCACATTCACGGTGAACGCAGACGGTACAGTATCGGTAAGCGGTACTGCTACAGCTGGAGTAACGCTACCCATAGGTCAGGTGGGAGTCGAAAAGGGCAGAACTTACGCTGTATCCGGATGTCCGGAAGGAGGAGCAGCTCTCACTTATCGTCTCGATGCAAGATATTACAAAAGAGGTACGATAACAACGATCGGCAGTGCATTGGATATCGGCGATGGAACTATAGTGACGCTCCCTGATGATGCGGACGACAACAGGCTGCTTATCTATATCCGTATAGGCGATGGTACGGACGGCGGCGGCAGAATTTTCACACCCATGCTCCGATACGCAGAAATAACCGACGATTCCTACGAACCGTACAAGCCTTCGGTTGAGGAGCGTCTTGCCGTGCTTGAAGAAAAATTTGCGGCTTTGGAGGGAGGCGGTACATAATGAACGCAGAAATCACAATCGCCCTGATCTCGCTTCTGGGAACGCTTGCAGGTTCGCTGGGAGGTATTCTCGTAAGCTCCAAACTCACCAATTACCGGATTGGACAGCTTGAAAAGAAGCAGGAGAAATACAATAATCTTATAGAGCGCACGTTTAA